AACAGGTAGTGCATCTGATAGTGATGGTTTAAGAATTGGAGTTGATGCAAATAGTTATGCATATATTTATCAAGGTGAAAATCAACATTTAGCTATAGGAACTAACAACACAGAAGCTATGCGTATTGACTCGTCTCAAAATTTAATAGTGGGTAAGACGAGTGTTGACCTTGGTGTTGCAGGAGTTGAATTTAGGAAAGATTCTTATAATGCTATTACTAGAAATGGTGGCGTTCCTCTCTATATAAATAGGTTAACTTCGGATGGTGGTATTCTTGAATTTAGAAAAGACAATGCAACAGTAGGTAGTATTGGTACTGATAGTAGTGGAAATAGTCACTTAGAAATAAAAACATCTGGTTCAAGATATTTAAAATTACAAGAAGTAGTCAATGTTATTAATAGTGATTGGTCTGGAAATGAACAAATGACACCCGCTACATCTGGAGTTGATTTAGGAAATACAACTTTTAGATGGCAAGATTTATTTATGGCAGGCAACATCTATCTCGGTGGAACAGGAAGTGCCAATGCCTTAGATGATTATGAGGAAGGTACTTGGACACCTACTGTTAATCCAACAACTAGTGGCTCAGTTTCTTTAAGCGATGCAATAGGTTCTTTTACTAAAGTTGGTAATATGGTTTATTTAGAAGCAAAAATAGAACTTAGTTCAATATCTAGTCCAAATGGTTATATTCAATTTGGGGGATTACCATTTTCTTCCATCTCATCACCAGCTGTTCGTCGTGCAGGAAGTATTATGTTTTTTAATGTTGCTAGTGCTAATGTCGCAGATTTTATGATTTATATGAATAATGGTGTAAATGTAATTAATTGTGTTTTAGGTGATGGAACAACACAACAACTTGATAGTGCAAATCAACTAACTGCAACAACACAAATTAGATTAGCAATTTCTTATAGAGTTGCATAAGATTAATAAGGAGTAAAACAATGGCAATAACAAAAAAAGATATTAAAGGTTATGAAAAGTTATATGCCGTTACTCGTGATGGTAGAGTATATAGTTATCCGAAGAAATATGGTAGGCGTGGAAGATATTTAAAATTTGGAATGAATCATCAAGGATATTTGCAAGTTAATTTGTCTAAAAATTCAAAGGCAAAAACATTTCGTGTTAATAGATTGGTAGCTGAAGCATACATACCTAATGATGATATTACTCTACAAGTCAATCACATAAACTGTGATAAAACCGATAATAGAGTAGAAAATTTAGAATGGTGTACTCCAAAGAGTAATATTAATCACGCTTGGGAAAACAAATTATGTGAAGGTACAAGACAAGCATCATACAAGAAAAGAATTATCTCTTTTGAAGATGCTGAAGATATTAGGCACAAATATAAAAATGGTGTAAGTTCACAAAGAGCGTTGGGTAGAGAGTATGGTATGACACATACTGCTATACAACAAATAATTAATAATAAATCTTACAAAGAAAAAGGAGCAAACAATGGCTATTACTAAAGAAGAAGTTATCAGCAAGATAGAAGTCGTAGGCGAATACAAAGCTGTGCAAATTGCTACTGATACAGTCATCAAAGAAGATGGCATAGAGTTATCAAGAAGCAGACACAGAAAAGTAGTTCACCCAGACCAAGATATTTCTAGTGAAGATGCAGAAGTACAGGCAGTATGTAATGCTGTTTGGACTGATGAAGTGAAATCTGCGTGGAATACTTTTCAAGCCTCACAATCTGAGGTATAAGAAATAAAGGAGCAAACAAATGGCAATAACATACGAATGGTCTTTCCCAAACTTTGAAGTCAATTCAGAGAATGAAGTAAAGACAATCCACTGGCGATATACTGCTACAGATGGTGATTATTCAGCATCTATGTATGGTAGCTGTGCAGGTTCTGAGGGAATGGATTTTGATGCTATGACTAAAGACCACGCAATAGCTTGTGTTGTAGAGAATAATAGTTCTGAAGAAGAAATGCAGACTAATCTATCAGCACAGATTGAAGCACAGAAAAATCCAGAAACAACATCACAAACAAAGGAGTGGTAATTTATGTTCACGTTTGACAGCATAGAATATGACGAAACAAAACTAAGCGAAGAAGGTAAAGTCGCTTTTGTCCAATTACAAAACTTAGCCCAAAGAAGAAATCAGCTAAGTATGGAGTATGATAACTTACAAATATTATCTAACCATTATACTGATATTTTAAAAAATAATCTTCCTGAGGAAGAAAAAGAGGAAGCTAAAACTAAGAAGAAGTAATGAATATAGACTCTAAGACTATCGGAATTATACTAGCGATTGCAGTGCAATCTGTGTCGCTAGTTTGGTTTATCTCTAAGATGGATAGTCGTATATCTAACAATGAAAGAGATATGACTAGGATTATGGAGATGCACAAAGATTATGATAAGATGAGGAAGCAACTGGATAGAATATCTTGGTTATTAGACCAAGACGCTCAAGCAAAATAATTGATTTGAATGATTGGTTATAATACTATAGATCCTTTACACCACAATTTATTGAAAGGAAAAGATATGACTGCAGCAGAAGCACATACTATTGAAAAAGAATATTACGAAATGAAAAAGACTTATCATATGGCTCTAGATATGTTACAAGAGGAGAAAGAAAAGAATAAATTATTACGAGCTGAAAACATGGAACTCAAATATCAAAAGAAACCGAGTCAAGCCGCATGACCTTAGACGCAGAAAAACTAGCTAACCTGGATAAGGAAGTAGCAGTTATTTCTGAACGTCTAAATACTATTCAAAACAATCACTTACATCATATTGAAAAAGATATGGCTATGATTAAGAGAGTACTCTGGAGTGTTGGCTTCTTAGTATTCTCTAATTTACTCGGAATAATTATATCTATAATATACTAGGTATGAAGGTATACCTAATATTGATTGCCTGTGTGCAGTCGCTAACCTCTCCATTAAATGAGGTATGTATAGCAGAACCCTTATCTCAACCATTTAATACAGTTGCACAGTGTGTTGCATATGTAGATAATTTTAAATATACTTTCAGAGAAGAAAAGGATTTGTTTATCACAGGATTCTGTACAACTAAGAGTGATGTATACTGATTTAAAAGAGAGGATTAAAGAACATGAAGGGTATTGTGAAACTGTTTACAAAGATACATTGGGATTTGAAACTGGGGGTTATGGACATAAGATCATACCTGGTGAAGATATACCGACAGACAGATCAGGATGGGAGGCTTTATTTGAGAGTGATTTTCAACGTGCAGTTGATGGTGCTGAGAATATTCTTAGTGGTTATGATATTGTTGAAGAAGCTCGTGAAGTTATTATTGAAATGGTTTTTCAAATGGGGGAAGCTGGTGTATCAAAATTTAAAAACGCTTTATCACACTTATACAACCAGAGGTATATAGAGTGTGCAGGGGAAATGTTAAACAGTAGATGGAGAGAACAGACACCCATGAGAGCCAAGAAGTTGGCAGACATAATGGCAGGGATCAATGCTTAACTTACTCGGACCAGTTGCAGGAGCAGTATTTAAAACTATTGATAAGGTTGTCGATAATAAAGGTGATGCTGAAAAACTTAAAGCAAAAGTCCAAGAAAAAATCTTAGCAGGAGAACTAGCAGAGCTAGAAGGTGCTGCTAAAATAATACAAACAGAAGCACAGGGAGGATTCTTACAAAGAAACTGGCGACCAATTATGATGTTGGTGTTTGCTGGTTTAATGGTAGCTCATTGGTTTGGGTTTACTGCACCTAACATTCCAGAGTCTGTACAGAACTCCCTATTAAACATTATTCTAGTAGGAATAGGAGGATATACAGTTGGAAGATCAGCAGAAAAAGTCGCAGACAAATTCAATAATAGTAAAAAGGGGTAGGGGTAGACCTAGGAAAGGTGAAAGTACCCCTTCTAAGGCTCTTAAAACAGGAAAAAACGATAGAATTTTGGTCATCTCTGACCTCCATGTGCCTTATCACCACCCTGATAGCTATCGTTTTCTTGAAGCTCTGGCTAATAAGTATAATCCTACGAATGTTATTCATATCGGAGACGAAATGGATTGGCACTCAATTAATGTTTCTCACGTAATCAATCCAGATCTACCATCACCTGCTGATGAACTAGAGATCGGTAGATATCACATGAAGAAGCTAGAAGCTATGTTCCCTGTCATGACTATATTAGAATCTAATCATGGTTCTATGGTCCTAAGACGTGCTATGGCAAAGGGTATGTCTAAATATTTTCTGAAAGACTACAATGAGATACTAGATGTAGGTCATGGTTGGCAGTGGAAAGAATCACACTGGGAAGAAACTCCTATGGGGAGAGTTTACTTTGCACATCAAGTATCGAAGAACATTGTCAAGGCAGTACAGATGATGTCTGCCTCGGTAGTTCAAGGACACTATCATACTCAGTCAAACATAGAGTATGTCGGTAATGACTTCCATTTAAACTGGGGTATGTCTGTTGGTTGTTTAGTTGATAAGAAGTCTATGGCTATGGCTTACATGAAAGTAAACATGGCTAAACCAATCTTATCTTGTGGTGTCATCACTAATGGTGTACCATCCATAGTTCCAATGTTATTAAGGAAGGATGGTTCATGGGATGGCAAAGTATACGTCTAAAGATTTAAAGTATTTTAAGAAGATCATCCAAGAAGGATGTTGCGTTCCAGGTTGTATGTCTAATTCACCAATGAATGTTCATCATCTACGTGGTAGCCAGGTTCAACATAATAGATCTAATCAGCTTGTAGTACCATTGTGTTTTGAACACCATTCAGATCTGACATGGGGTAAGTATAAACCAGAACACAGGTTTTGGGAACATCATAGTTTTGATGCTGTGGAATATGCTAATGAACTGTACCAGAACTACGGACTTGAACGACACTAAGTTCTTTCATACGTTCTCTAATAGCATCTGAGGAAGCGTTCTTCTTAATCTTTTTGCCTGATAGCGAAGCTGCCATGATGGCATATGCTGCAAAAATAGTATCGGCATCATAACCGAACTGCTTGAGATAGACACTGTAATCTTGAAGTGTGTCTACCAATTCGTCTAGTTCTCCTTTAACAATCATTGTCATTAACTCTTTCTATCATTTGTAAGGTGCTAATACTAGGGGATATATACACAAACTAATTATCCTTTCTATAAGAAATAAGTTTTAGTACTAGCACCTTGTTAGTATGGCTTTGTTTTATTCTACGGAGATTATTTAGAGTAGGAATAAATTTAACTGGATTTCCTCTTTTTCCCAGACCATAAAATTAAAACGGTATATCGCTAGGGATATCGTCATTTGGCATATCATCATTGATGTCTTTAGAAGGTGATTGTTTAGCATCACCTTTAGTACTTACCATCTTCATGATACCCATTCTAGGGATAATAATAGAAGTATTATAACGTTTGTTACCATTACTATCTGTGTAGTCAGATACATCTATCTCACCTTCAAGATATAACATTGTACCTTTCTTCACATAGTTCTTGATAGTCTGTGTTAGATTAGGATCAAAGGTGGTAACCTTGTGCCAAGTAGTTTTCTCTTGCCACGTACCATCTTTGGTCTTTATCTTCTTTGAAGTTGCTAGGCTAAAGTTAGCAAACTCATCACCCTTGCTGGTAGCTTTGATCTCTGGATCTGTACCTAATCTACCTACTAGTATTACTCTGTTTATCATCTTTAATTACTCCTTTGTGTAATAGTTCTTGTTTGTAAAGTTGTTTTATTTCTCTTAGAGAGTATTTGATTGATTCTAATTCTTCCCAAATACTACCTAATTCATAACCAAGTGTTTCATCTATTTTATCTGCATCACTTTTCATGTAACCTCCCTTACTTTAGATTTATCTACGTTTGATTTAGCAGCAAACTTTTCTTTCATTTCTGAAACATATTTATTGCTATCAAACAATCCTAAGAATACATCTGCGGACATACCGAGATGCGACATAGCTTTAGTCATAGCATCTGTCATAGCTTTCTTAGGTGCTTCATCATCTAGTGTACCCTTACTGTTATACAGTGGATTCACTGCTGATACTGGACCATACCAGTTGAAGTATTCTTTGGTATCTTCTCTCCAACCTATCTTGAGTTCAGCAAATACATTTTTCTCTGTGTAAGTATACTGAACTTCGTATGTCCAACCATCACCTACTGGACCAAAGTAATCAGTCATCCTCATTACTTGATACATAGGATCAGTTGTTGTTAGTGTTCTACCAAACTTACTGAATGGTTTGGTGAACTTAGGATCAGTATGTTTGAATTGATCCCATACTCTTTTGTTAGTCATGTAGCTCCTCCTATTTCATCTATGTCTACGTGTGTTGGTGGCTCATCTTCTTCTTGAATATGTTGCCAAAATCTACGTTCTGCATTGAGTAGTTTGTCTTGAAACTTTTTATCTTTCTCAATAACAAATGCTTTGTATTTACTGTTACCAAACAATACAGATAGCCAGGCTCTAGGTAGTTTAGTTACCATCATATAGTGTTGAATCTGACCATAGTATTTCTCTAGTAAGGTTTCATCTTTAGTGAATGGATGAACGTGCTTAGCTTCAAATACACCTTGATGCTTGAAGTTATCATCCAATACAAATCCATCTAGATTAGCATAGATAAAATCATAGTCTTTGTGATATAACACTTCCTCTGATTCTTGTACGTATAAACCATTGTTGTGTGCAGCAAACCATTCTCTGTTAAATGGTTCGGTATAGATACCCATCTGCACTGGTAGTACAAACGAAAGATCGTCTGATTCTTTTAGACCTTTCTTTTCTAGATATAAATCTTTCCACTCACCAGCTACTAGTTTGGTAGCATCACTACCCCCTATGCCTTTTGTTCTGTCGAACTTGTTTGGTTCGTTTGTTGATGTCATTGTTTACCTTCCTCTCGATAATATTATCAAACTCTTTTTTTCTAGACCATATCTCATTAGCTATTTGTTTGATGCTAGGTTGAACATAAGGTTTGTTTAGTTCAATACGTAAAGCATTAGCTACATCACTACCTTTTTCTAGATATGCAAAGTAACATACAGATCTAACCCATGCTTTCTTACGTTGCATAGGATCACGCATATTGTATTTAATACGTGGTGGTCTGAGTTTTTTTTCATTAGCTAGTTTACGTGAAAGTAACTTAAGATCTATCGTAGTCATCTATTTCTTTTTGTAGATACCATTTTGCTTTCTCCAGATCTACTACTCCTCCTTTGAACTTATGTCTAACAATATACTTTATCACATTTCCTAGTGCATAGGATAATTTTTTTGCAGTAATGAAATCATAAGTTTCAATGTTGCCTTGTTTATAATGGCTTGGATTTATTTGATCTGTCATATGGGTTCCACCTCACATCTATTAGTCTATAAGACTTACCATCATATATTGATTTCTGTGGTGTGCCTACAGTTAAATCTATTTCTTTTAATCTTGTAGGTGTAAGCATCATGACTTCACCTTTAT